ATTTTAAAGCATCTAGCGAAGTGTGTACCCTCTGGAGGTAGAAAATTATTATTGTTTGTTTGTTGCGGTAATTTTTTAAATTTAATTGACATAGTTTTTGTTTTTTGTTTTATTTATATTGATTGGTGTTCTTTTTTATTTAATAGAATATCCAGATTAAGAAGTATAAAACCTCTGTTAATATTGTTAGAAAAGCTAGATTTATTATAAAATCTATAGGCTCTTGTTTTACGGATTGTATAAAGTTTTTTATCATAATTTTATTATTTACCATTGTATAAAAATGGATTTATCTTTAACATTTATTTCACAAGACTTAGGATAAATATTATTTCTAATATCTAAATCTAAATCTTCAATACTCCATCCATCCATATCATAGGTATCTACTATTAATAATTCATTGCTATCATCATCATAAAATATTATTTGCGCTTGAGTTGAATAAGCGTTAATATCTTTAATACCATATCTTCTCCATTCTAGGTAAACTTCCCATTTAACAGATACAGAAGCCAAAGCATATTCCCATCCTTCATTTCCTTCAATGCTATGATCTGGAGCTTGAGAAATATGTACATCTTGTGGATCAAATTCTGTTATAAATGTGTTATCATCTATATCAGCTTTCATTTGTTTTATTTCTAATAAAGTTTCCATATTATATTTTGTTTATTGTTTTCATTATACTTACCATAGCAACATTATTTTTACAAGTTTGAGAATAGCAATTTGAGTTAACATCTAGTGCTGATCCACAATGAGAACAAGTTTCTCCTTTTTCGGAGTAGGTGTTATATTTTACTATTTTAAAATTTCTAGCATTTCTATGACCTGCATTTTTTTTGGCTAAGTGTAAAGCATCTATAATATTTTCTGCTTTGACATCAACTAAACCATAATCAGAGATTTCATCTCTATCTAAAAACCAGTATTCAAAAGTGTATTCGTTCATGAGGGCATAAATTGTAACATTGGTATTGAATAGGACTTTCCTATTCTAATAGCTTTTATTTCTTTATTTCTAATAGATGTCATAACAGTTCTATAATCTTTATTTAAATATTTAGCACATTCATTAACAGATAGTTGTTTATTATAAAACAATACTTCTTGAATTATGTTTCTGAGATGCGCCCTCCTTGTGTATTCCTTTGTAGTTTTCATACTGCTATTAAATTTTGTTGTCTAATTGTATTTTGTAAAATCTCTAACACCCTTGATTCGTGTTTTTGTGGTATGCTGTAGTAGGTAGAAAACCAATTAGTTCTAATTGAATTAGGCTTTACCTTAAATTCATTTGACAATAGAATTATAAAGTCAAACTTGTTATCTATTTGGTTAAACAATTGTTTAATGTTTTGATTCATTTTATAAGTATTAATTGTTTTATTATTTGTATCTTAAAGTTTAGTTTACAGGGTATAAATAAACATTATACACACAAACTTAGTGCAATATAAACATAATAAACAAATAAAACAACAAAAAAATCAATTATGTTTATAAAACTTATTTTTTAAGAAGATAAAAATTATGTCAAAAGCTAAAAGGATACAGGAAATTGTAGATTATTATGGAATGTCTTACAATTCCTTTGCAATTTCTATTGGAATGTTAAACGGAACATCTATTAAAAGAATAGTAGATGATAATCGTAACCCACAAAATCAAACATTAAATAAAATTTCATCTGCTTATCCAGAAATTAATATGCATTGGCTAAATACTGGTTCTGGAACTATGATTAAAGGAGATGAAGTTAAGCTTGATGTAGATGATTTAACTTTAACATCTAAGCAAATTTGTTCTAGGCTAGATGAAGACAATCTTATGTATAAAGATATGTTGTCTAAAAAATTAGATGAAGACAGAAATTATTATTCTAATGATTCTCCTCATGTAAAAGATATTAAAAGAATTTTTGAAGGTTTTCTAACTTTAGAGTCTAAAGTAGAATACAATTCTAAGCATACCCTAGAGATAATGACCAAAGCAATTACAGAACAGAATAAACTTTTATTAAATGGTCATGCTAAAATTGCAAATCTTGAAACTGAACTAGAAGATATTAAAACATTTATGGCGGCGAATTTTGCCCTTGATGAAATTAATAAGAAACATAAGCAAAAGGACTTACAGGAGTTAAATGAAAGACGAAAATAAGCGTATAGAACCTATACGCATTATCAAATCCCAAATCTTAACAAAGAAGTATTAATTAGGAATTCCAGAAAGAAACGCTGAATATTCCACAAAACATTATTACATGAAGATAAACAAGCAATCGAAGCTTATAAAAGAAGTGCTAACAGATGACATCAATTTTAATAAAACTGATAAAAAAATAATTTATAAAGACTACATTCGAAGTTTTAAAAACAATTTGATAAGTGCTTTTTATAATGAGATAAGAAGGAAAGAAATTGTAAAAAGAGCAAAAAATATTGAAAGAATTAGGAAGGCTAAAACAACTCTTTAGAATATCCCTTTAGTACTTTCAAACAAAGTTTCCTTGTTTATTTTTTTATACTTATTTAAAGTTTTAGGGTCTTTAATACCACATACAGCCATAATCAAATGATCAGCTACGCCATCCTCTGCTGATCTTGTAATGTATGTTCTTCTAGCAGTATGTGAAGATATTTTTTCCCATTTTTGTTTTATTTCTTCTCTTCGTGTGTTTCCTTTATTATAAGTGAATTTGATTTCTTCATTAATTTTTAACTTTTTACATATTTTTTGAATACGTTTATTAAATTTCTGTGAGCTTATCTTAGGTAAAACCCATTCATATTTATCTAATATACTTTTAAGTTTATCGGTTAATGGTATAAAACTCATTGCCCCAGTTTTTTTTGCAACTTTGTGAATTAAATTTCCACGCAAATCTGCTTTTTCAAAAACGCTATAATCACTAAATCTTTGACCTGAATAAATTCCAATTAGAAATAAATCTCTTGCTTTATCTTTTGCGCCTGTAAGTTTAGCATTCTCTATTAATTCTACCTCTTGCCTAGATAGAGCAATTGCATCCGCTGGTTGTTTTTTAATATGCACATCTACAAAATCCATAGGAGGGGAGTAGCCTTTTTTTATGCACCATCTAAGAAAGGTTTTAAAAAAACCAATGTACCTATAAAGCGTATTGTCAAATAGATTATGCTCTTGTCTTAAAAATATAGTAAAGTTTATAAAAAATTCAGAATTTAACTCTGTTAGTTTATATTGTCTTTCTGTATGTAATTCAAATTCCATAATTCTTTTATATAATATTTGATGTTTATATATTGAATTTTTAGAAACTTCTCCAATTTTTATTCTTTCATCAATAAATTCTTGTAAACAGTCTAAAGCATAAATCAATTTATCTTTATTTATTTTAAAGACTAGTTTTAAATCTCCAATAGTTAACTCTTTTCCATATTTAGACCTAGCAATATCAATTTTTTTATTAATCTCATTGAGTCTATCTAGTATATTTTGTGATTCAGCACCACCTCCACCACGTTTTCTTATCGGTATTCTGTTTTTTTTATCCCAATTATCAGGATTTATTTTTATATTTGTCGATAATTTGAATTTACCCTTATCTTTTGCAACATAGTATTGCACAATAATTAAGGTTTTTTTCTTGGAATTTGGTTCTTTTAAATAAAACATATTTTAGTAGTGGTAAGTTTAGTGGTAAATATCGTGGTAAGTTTTTTACATTCAAATGTAATAAAAAATTACAATTAGATACTAAAATAAATTTAATTTACTAATTTTTATAGAAGAAACTAAGGAAGATAAGAATAAAAGGAGATTCTAGGGGTTCAAGTCCCTGTCTCTCCACAACTATTTAAGAATCCTATCTGTTAAAGATGGGGTTTTTTATTATAGTGGTAAGTATCGTGGTAAGTTAGCCAATAGTTAGCTCTTTTTTGAGCCTAATTCCATCATACAATTTATAGCAGTATGTCCGCCAATTACGACACCAGCGCCAATTGCTTGTCTACGAAAATTTTTGGCATAAGCTGCGGCGTAGGTTTTTTCATTTACACCGCATCCAATCTGCATTCCAAAGACTTTATATTTTTTTCCTACAAAATACTGAACTCCAGCTTTTGTATGGGTATGACCACATACCGAGCTTTGCATATTTTGTTGTGCTTTCTTATATGCATCTCCACCTTCCCCATGTTCATAGCAGACATTATCATAAACGATACTTTCTACCCAATTCCATTTAGGAGTTTTTAATACATCGTTATATCCGTTAATCCATGCTTTAGGAACACCCCCAGAAAAGGCTTTTCTAGATGCTAAACGATCATGATTTCCAGTACAGACATCAGCAACAGGAAAAGCTTTGTACCATCTTGCAACTCGCTTTATAGCTAAAGAAAGCTCATCTCCAGCACTCATTCCATCTGGATCGTGTTCATGATAGCTCCATCCATGTCCATCTATTATATCTCCTATAAAAACTACTTGGTTACAATTGAATTTAGCATATACATCTTTGCAATGGTCTAGGTATTTATCTAAGCAAAAAGGCTCATGTAAATCTCCTATTACTAATATTCTACGTTCTTCTTTATTGAGGTTGTTAAAGGCAATAAGTTTATTCCCTTTTAATCTTGGTCTAAAATCATTCATATACTATATGTAAGACAAATTCCTAAAGTGTAGTCATTTTCTTGTCTTTTCGTAAGAGCGACCTCCAAAATATGCCAAAAAGCAAGTCATCATTAAAGATTGTAAAAGATTAATCCATTCATTAGCTACATTAAATTCTATCTGTAAAGAATCTAAAAGAATTAATATAACCATTGAAAGAGTAAGAAAAATTAATGTGAGTGGTCTTACGGATTTAGTTAACCAATTGCCACTTGAATCACTTACCCAACGCTTCGTAACTTCTTGTAGCTCAATTTGATCTAACTCTAAAAGTTTAAGAGCTTTCTCTTTATCCTCTACAGGCATAGGTTGTTTCTCAATAAGGTTTTTTACAATACCAAGTACTCCAGCATCAGGTAATACGCTTCCTAAAGTGTCTACAATAGACGAGCCATTACTGCTTAAAAATTTGCCTACTTTGGTATCTTTAAACTTCTTCGCCATATATCCATTTAAAGTGTAAACAAACAACTACTAAATAAACTTTTAATTCTTTGTGATCGTTTTTGTCTAGTGCTGGATAATACTCCCAACCAAACAATAAACCTCTTTGAATTAAATTACTAAATTCTACTATCATAACTTATTTTTTTTGATTATTCCATCTTGCTTTAGTGCCTCTTATATCGTAATGAACAAAGCCTTTTTTTGGATAAATTCCCAAACCTCCTTGTAACATATCTCCGTTTTCTATTAGTCTATCTATTGTAGTATATACTTCTAAAGGAGTCATTCCTTTAATAACAATATCGGCTGCTCTGCCCATTATGTGTTGTGAATTAGAAACCCCACCGATCTTAGCATTATACTCTTCTGACCTATATGCTGAATTAATATGTATTGGTTTGCCTAACTCATCTCTTAATGCTTGCAATTGATTAGCAACCTTTACCATATTATGATAAACATTTATAGGCATTTCGCTTTTGTCATTACAATCGAATTCCTTTTTGCTAAAGTTCTTTGTCATCTATTATAATTTATAGTTAATGCCGATTTTTAAGTTCTCTATATTCCTATCCCAGTAGCGTTGCTTTGTGATCTCAGAAAAAATGCCTAAATGTTTATTAACTTGTATTCCAAAGACTGCACCATAGCTAAAGTCAATCCAATTATTTTTGCCAATAAATTCTCCATAAGAATATTTGCTATCTCCTTTGATTAATTGATGATGCGGTAATACATTAGCGTAAGCATGAATCCAGTATTTAGACCTGTAATGGTAGAAATCAGCTCCGACTACACTAGAGAAATCTGCAAAGCTTCCAATTAAATCTAACTGCTCTTCATTGTATGTATTTACTAATTGACCATAAACGTTGTTTCTATAATCTAAATCTGAGTTTGATAATAAAACACCAGATTGATCATACCAGAAATAATCGTAGCCAGTCTCTCCAGTATTTAAATTCTCATAACTGTATAATGCATCAGTATGTCCATAATCATAGCTTAAAGACCACCATGTGTTTTCTTCTAAATAATTCTGAATAGGATTGTACCCATATGCTTTTTCATACCCTCTCGCAATTACGCCAACTGTTAGTGATATTTTCTTGCCAATAGGCACTCTTAATCTAACCTCTGCACTCTTGTAATTTAAATCGACTAACTCATTTTCATTTAGCTCTGCTTTTACTAGCCACCATTTAGCTAAGTATCTAATAAACATTTCTTTATTTTCAAATGTTTTTCCTTGCTGTCTGCCTTTAGAATATTGAAAGATATATTCTAATCCTTGACTATAATTTCCAATGTTACTTTGAGTGCCATGATTTGTTTCATCGCCTAAATAAAAGCGGTTTTTATCTTCATATTCAAAAAAAGCTAATTTTCTAAAGCCAAATGTTTTAACTTGATTTGATGGGTTTCTAACAGTAGTTTCTTGAAGCTCAGAAGATTGTGTTACAAAGAAAGTTTTATCTGCTTGTAATGAGTTGCTTTGACTGTACGCTCCGTAAAAAGTAGCATATTTAAAAATGTCTTTAAAAAAGTCTTGAGACTGTGCGTTAATAGTAAATAATAATAACAGTAAGTATTTCATAGCTTTAAAATTTATTTTCTAATAGTTTATCTATTTCTTCATTTAGTCTATCGATGGTACTTTTAGGCAATTGCATTGATATACCAGCTTCTATTTTTAGGATTAAATCTCCATTGTTATATAAGCATATAGTAGGCAAAAACATGATCTTGTCGTTAGCGTGTATTTCTTTGCTTTTACTTAAATAAAAAGTATTGATATTATACTCTTTAAACTGCTTTAAAGAAAAATCATCATTTTTAATAAATTCTGCACTATATAAGACGATACTAATGTCATCCTTATAAGACTGAGCATTAAGAGTTACAGAAAAAACAAATAGGGCAATCGCTACACATATTTTTTTAGTTTTTAGATATTTCATAAAGTCTGGTTTCTAAAAGCTTTAGAGTTTCTTTCATCTCTTTTACATCCTCTTGAGTTGTCATTATTGCTTCTCTAATAATTTGATCTTTATATTGAAACTCAGTAGCACTAACTTCAGGAATTGGCATTACCATTGCCTGTGCTATATCCGCTTTTAAAACAAAATACATCGAGGATAATGAAACAGCAAAACCTACTATAATACCAATGGTTTTTAAGTCTAATGTTACGTCTGTATTTTCTCCGATTTTTTTTGCCATTATTTCTTCTTTTTAAAAGCATCATAGCATATCGCTATAGCTTCAGACTGATTATGGTAAGGTGTAAGCATAGGCACACACCTTATCATAAAATCACTCTGTTTTTCAGATGGTTTAGGTTTAGGAATCGGCATACTTATATCCTGTAAATTGATGGCATCCTTCTCCTTTTACTTTAACTTCAAACTCTTTCCAGTCTTTGTTTTGTTCGTGCCATAGAACATCAACAAGAAAACCTTGCTCTCTTAACCCTAGTTTTGCATATAGGTTAGAATCGCTTTGTCCCTTATCAATGTAATCTAAAGCCATCGTTTTATTTGGAAATACATATTTCCCAACCTTTGGACTTTTAAGCTTACTTTTCTTTTTTGTCATCTGTTTCTTCTTTAGGTATAGATTCGTTTAAGACTTTTACAATCTCTTGTGCCTGTGCTAAATACGCAATAGGTAAAGAATTAATAACTTGATTAACTTTTTGGATTTGTTCTTCTGTAATTTTCATAATAAATTTATTTTTATAGTTTATATACTATATGTAAGACAAATTTCTAAAGTGTAGTAATAATTCTTATGCAGGTATTTGCATTTGTACTGAAGTCGGATTAATTTCTTGTTCAATACTTGCGTCTAATCCAGCATATAATTCAGCTACTGCTTCGTCTCCTAAAGCTGCTTTAGTCCATGATTCTACATCCGCTTCTGTCAAGTCAGCAAAAGGAATAAAAGCTCCTGATGGTGCTGGTACTACTTGAGTTCCGTAAGAACTTGCTGAGTAAAATTCATCTTGTGCATCTTTTTGATCCGATGTCGCTACAACGCTCCAATGAACATTATATACAACGTCAGATTCTCCGTTTTCTAAAGGGTGTACATCTACTGTTTTGCAATCCCATTTGTAAGTTTGTGCCATAATTTTAATTTTTATTTAATTGTTATTTATTTAATTGTTATTTATTATACTGCGGTGCTAGTTACTGTACCATTATCAGCTACTGTTATTTTATATTGTGTTCCGTTTGCAGATTTAAGTACTAATCCTGCGCTAGCCGTGCCAAGCTTTAAATCGCCTCCATTTAACGAACTGTCTCCTTGTCCTCTAATTAATGATCCATCGCTACCATCAGCTTTTGTTAATAATACAGCTCCATCGCCAGTACCAGTTTGAATAGCTTGAAAAATTCTAATATCTGTTCCAGATTGTACTAAGCCTATACCTTGATCGCCTCCTGATGCTTTAACGTCAAGAATTCTGCCAGGATTTGTCAACCCAATACCCAAATTACCTGAGCCATCAATAAGCATTCGTTGAGTTAAATTAGCTGACGCGTCTGCGGTCTTAAATATTAAATTTGCTGCATTTGTATTTGTAGGATATGGTGATGCTAATATTTCTCCACCAGGTTGTACAACAGAGCTTGAGTTTGTTTTTCTAAGTCGTAAACCATAACTTGTTTGAGAAGCTCCTCCTGGAGAGTTTATAGTTACGTGACCAGCAACCTCTAATTTAGTACTTGGTGCAGTTACCCCGATACCAACGTTGCCGTTTTTATCAATACGCATTCTTTCAGCGTTATTTCCGGCATCTGGATTGTAAGTTTTAAATGTTAAATCTCTACCAGTACCATTAGTAAGAATAGTAATATTAGCATCACCATTGTTAAATGTTAAATAACCTCCGTCACCGCCTTGAACGTTTATGTTACCGCTGACATCTAACTTGTTGATATTTGAAGTATTTCCAATACCAACGTTACCGCTAGAATGAATACGCATTTTTTCTGTATCAGATGCGTTTGTAGATGTATGAAATTGAAGATTAGAAGCTCTTGTACCACCACTAGAATAATCTCCATCTCTACCAGAAATTATTTTACCACCAGCTTGTGTATTGGCTTGGATAAATTGTATAGTAGCTGTACCTACTGCGCTAGATGTAGCGGTATTATTGAGAACACTAATTAATGGATTACCTGTAGCGACATCTACTTTAAAACTAGCAGCGGAATAAACTTCAAGTTTAGCAGTAGGAGCAACTACCCCAATTCCAACGTTGTCATTGTTGTGTACTACTAAAGTTGTAGCGTTATTTACACCTAAACCTAAATAAGCCTCTGTGGCGCTACCTGCTGTAGGTATAACAAAACTAATAAAGGCATCAGCTAAAGCTCCAGAATAATCTTCAAACTGTATTTTTGTTTGGCGTGCTGTAGTATTTTGACCTCTAAGTCTCATTATAGCATTAGTAGCTCCTTGATCTTTTTGAACATGCAGAGCAGATACAGGAGCGCTCAACCCCACGCCCAAATTACCTGAAGAATCTAGCCTCATTCTTTCACTACCAGCAACCTCAAATATCATTTGACTATTTGCTTGTGCAGCACTTAAATATAAATCGTCTGCACCAGCATCATACCAAATACCACCATTTAAATCAGAAAACTTAAATCCACTTACAAAATTGCCATCAAAATATGATACAATTTTATTATTTGCATTTGTTCCAGAAATCTGTATTTTAGCACTAGGTGTCGAAGTACCCACACCCAAATTACCAGTCATATCTAAAGTCATAGCAGTTAGAAGAGGTAAAGCTCCGAATTGTTGTACTTTAAATTTAAGACCACCACCAAAAGAATTTGCTAAAGCTGCTTTATATCCAATAACAGCACCAGTTCTTATTTGTGTAGTGTTACCAGCATCATAATCTTGTGTAAATACAATTCCGTTACCCTCATCAAACTGTGCTGATTGACCATCAGTTTCAACTATTAAACCAAAGTTTTGCCCTTGATATTCAGAAGCTCCATTTAATGAAGAGGTTTTAGCGTGAATTTTACCTACTGGGTTCGAAATTCCCACGCCCAAATTACCTGAATTATCAATAACCATAGTTACGTTACTACCAGGCGAATTACCTCTACCAATTTGTAATGTTGCTAAATTTCCGCCAGAATTTCTTAAATAAACTGGATTGTTGTTGTTTTCGTTATCTAAAAATATTGCAGAATTAGCTGTCAAATCTACATCCCCTCCAAAAGTTGCGTTACCGCCATTTTGCTGAATATTTAATATTGTTGCATTATTACTAAGGTCAGTAGCTTTTATTGAATCTCTACCGATAAATATTTTTCTTGCGTTATCTTGAGTTATTATAGTATTATCAGTACCACTACCTGTTTGTACAACTTCTATCTTACCACTCGGAAACGAAGTACCTAATCCCAAATCACCCCCTTGAGTTAAGCGCATTTTCTCTGAACCAGTTCCAAAAAACTTTATACCATCTGAACTTGAACCATTAATCTTTGCATTACTGTTGCCAAAATTAATACCTTGATTATCATCAAAAAACACAGAACCTGATGTGCCAATATTACCTGTTACGGATACACCTGTGCTTGTAGTTTCAAACTTTTTAGCGTTATTATGATATAATTCTACAGCTCCCCCAGATACACAATTAACATAATCTGCTCCTACCTCACTTTGTAGATTTAAATTTGTAGCTCTAATCTTTAAATTTCCTGTTCCTACATCTTTTATAAAACTATCAGTTCCACTATGAAATATCTCTAAATCAGACCCTGCACCGAATATAGCTTTTACATTGTCATTGTGAGTAGTGTTACCAGTCATATTGCCACCAGCTAAAGGTAGAAAAACTCCTGTTCCTCCAGTAGTTACAAAATTTGCTGGTGTTATTTGAACATTATCTGTTCCATTATACCCTACAATGTGTGATACATCGCTAGTAGTTGTTTTTAATTCAAATTCGCTAAACTTTTTATTTGCCATTGTATTTTATTTTATTGTGCTTCTGTTATTAAGAAATCATTATTTTCAGATAATAGGAAATCTCCGTTTTCTGCGATTATTTCAAATTCGAGTGTAGGTGTGCAATCCACGAAAGGTTTGTAAACACTTCCCCAGCCGATGTCGTTACATGCGCCTAATCCCCACCATGATTTATAGTATATTAATGCTGGTATCATTTATTTATTTGTTTTGTTTTGTAGTTTATAACCACATTCCATGTATTGTTTTCTGTCCACATATCTTAAATACTTTTCTAGTTTTACAATATTTTCTATTTTTGGTCTATACCTTATAACACCCATCCACCAAAATCTGAGTTAGAAGTATCGGGATAAATATCATCTTCACTATTGGAAGTATATTCAGGGTATTTTGTTTGATTATATATCATAAAGTCTGTGAAATTATTAGTATAAAATTGTGCTATATCTCTATACTTTTCTACTAAATAATCTACCTCGTTTTTGTCTACTGTTAATGCATTTTCACTTTGCCCCTTAAATACTCCTTTTGCACCTACTGTATAAGCAGCAAATGGCATGTAACAAACTAACGCCCAGTATATTGTCATTGGCTTAACGTATGTTTCTAGTAATGTCTTATAATCTGAATTGGCTGGTTGACCTATAGTGCCAGCAATTATTAAAGCTTGCAATTTCTCTAAAAGCTTAGTTCCTAAATAGTTTTGTACTTCTGTATCTTGAGCAATCTCTACCATATAGATAAATCGGTCTGGATCGACATTACCAGAAAGCACAGAGTACCTTTTAATATCTTGAGTTGTTATAAATAATGCTTTAGCCATGTCTTATTTTATTTTGGGTATGCACCTCTATTCGGCATATTCTCTGGCGCAGTTCCAGCTTGTTTTGATCCTGTTGGACTCTTCATATAACTTTTAGGAATAGTTCTAGTCTTTTTATAGTTACCTAAATTCTCCGATGGCTCTGTATTGCTTTCAAGTCTATATAAAACTTTTCTCCATTTATGTCTGCAATAGATACCGCCCTTAAATTTAAAGAGGTTAAAGGCTTGTCCATTATGTCCTAGCTCTCTATTTACTCCTTCTCTTGATGCTCTATCAATATCTTCAATAGTCCATACAACACCAGCATTAGCCATATTCATCATGTTTCTACAAAAATCTCTTTTAGTTTTACTTGGCTTTCTTGAGCCTACAGCGTAAGTATATCTAATTTTATATAATCCATTTTTAGAATCTAAATAACTAAAAGAGCTTCCTTTTTTCTTTGATGTAATTTCATCTTTTAGCCCTAGTAATCCTTTAACTTTAGATAGAGTACTTTTTTTCTCTTTAATTAAATAGTTTGCCCAGTCCTCATTAGCTACATCATCCTCTTCATCTATCTCATCAACAAAGACATACTCATTAGACATTTTAACACCAGTTTCTGCTAAAGAACCTAAAACCTGTTTAGAATCGTTTTCTGTCATTTCAATAGGAATACAATTTGGAACTTGTTTACCATTTTTGGTTTTCATTCCATATTGCTCATATCCAGCTTGACAAGGTTTTTTTAAGTCTACTGCTACCTCATGTGATTCACAAGCCATGTACCATATCTCTCCATCCATCTCATGCTCGTGATAACCTTCGCATCCTTGCAGTAAAGCTTCTGCTTCTGCTTCCTCTATAGTCTTATAAGCTTCTACTCCATCAATCATTTTAAGATCAACTTTAGTCATTTCATAACCAGTTTCTTCTTCTATTACTTCTTTAGTTTCTAGTACATCTACATCACTAAACTCAATTGGTTTAAGAGTCTTAAAGTATAAGTCTAATGCTATATCATTAACCGATAAAATTGCATCAATACACTCGACTACTTGGTCTTGAAAATTTTGTATTACAATAGAATCAAATAATTGTGTTGCAGTTTTAATTTCTTCTGCATTGTTGCCCAATCCGTCAGAACCTTCACGAATACCCAAGAGCATTGGAGAGGTAACCCTATGACCTACGATTAGCTTTTTAAAGCATTCATCCGCTAAATAGGAATAATGAGCTGGAGCATCGTTTAAAGGAATGTCATCTACTGTTGTTTTGGATTCAGCATTGTTATTAAATGCAACAATTACCTTCTCTCCTCTGCTTCCTGTTAGTTTTGATAAAACATCATTTTTAATAGATTGCATTTTTTCAGGATCAGGAATTCCATTAGAAAAATTTACGACCTTTGTACCTGAGAAACCACTTATACAATCATTGATAAGATAATCTCCTATTTCATCCTCTAATACAGCGTAAGGCATAGCACTTGACCAGTCTGGAGAACTATAATAGTATTTACCAGCTTCATAAGGCTTTAGCACATACATCTCTGCTTCTTTTCCATTACCAAAACCGAATGCTGGTATTCTATCTGGATTTTCGTTTGGTTTCATGTTATCCCAATGATTGGAATAATACCATCCTTCTATTTCTCCCTCTTCGTTAGCTCTTTCACTTCTGAGGGTTTCCATTGGGAAATGTTGTACTTTAACTACTTTACCATCTTTGTAAATTAGTTGAAATGCAGCCATCCCTAGTATTTTATAATCGGAGATGAATCTTCTTAATACTTGCTTTTTAAATAACGACATCATTTGAGCGTACTGCTCTGGTCTTCTATCTCCATCGTGTGCAGCAAGTCCTTTTCCGTAGATCATGTTGGAAACCCCTATACAAATAGCTCTGTTAGTAGTAGAGTTATTATTTACACTAAGAATATAGTTGAAATAATCATTATCCTCTCCATATTGTACATAATCCTTGTTCTTTAGCTCTACAACTACTGGAGCTGTATATGCTGCTAAATTAGTTATGAAAAAATTGCTCATATTACTACGTATTCGTTAGTGGTTACATTCTTTACATACACATCTTTGTTAATACTATATGTACTAACCGCTTGATCGGTGCAAAAAATCATGTCTCTATAGACTATTGAAGAGCCATTTAAGACCTTTATAGTGTAAAATCTACCTTCTATTAGTA